ATCGTTACCTTTTACTCTTTCAAATTGATTTATATCATATATGTATTGTTCAAATATATCTAACTGAGCTTGATCAGAAAATAAATTAAATTCTTGAGGTGTTATATAACCTCTTTGCTCTTTGTTAGCTATTGCTAACACTTTTTGATATACTCTGTCTATACTTATTGCCATATTTTTTAATTGTAGTGTAATCGCCCCGTAGGGCGATCACCTCTACAGTTTGATTAATTATTTAATCGTTTTTCTATATTTGCATATATTTCCATACCTTCATCAGTTTTAAACCAATGTGCTAGAGCGGTATATGGATGTTCATCAAAAGGAACTGTCATAATAACCCTATCGTTAGAAGCCCATAAAAACTTTCTTTGATCTGAAGTTAATTTGATAATTTTAAGCTCAACGGCTTTTATACCAAAGTTTCTAAGTTGAACATTATCATCAGAAGCTAATTCTAAGAACAAAGCAGGGTTGTTTCTAGCAAACAACAACAAGTCTCTTTTAAGTTCTTTAGAACTCATCTTAGACACTTTAGAACCAATCTCAACTCTCATTATAGCTTCAGCTAAATCAATATCTAACTCTCTAGCCATTAATATTGCGTCTGCTTCCATTTCTAAAATATCTATTTGATTAGAAGCGTTAACCTCTGGTTTTTCTTCATAAAACAAAACGTTGTTATCAGGGTGATACAAAGAAAGTAGTTTTTGTAAAACTGTTTTTTCTTTTTCAACAATCAACATACCGTTTCTAAATATAATGTGAGATAATCTTTGATCACCTTTCATCTCATCAACAAACTGTGTTTTTTGATTTTCACAATATTTTAATTCTCTTTCATAACCTAGTTCTTCGTCAAACCAGTATATGTTTGCTGATCTAATAGATCTTGATAAAGGTTTTTTACCTCCTTTTAATCTGTATATTCTATTTTTTATTTCCCAACCATCGTTTGTTTTTTTATAAGTTGGTCCAGTTCTTTTTTGTTTTGGTGTTTCAACAACCGGTGTTTCAATAACTGGTGTTTCAACAACTTGTGGAGTTTCTTCAACTTCCACTTTTGTTTTCTTTTTTGCCATAATATAATATATAATAAAATTAATAAAATAAAGTCGAGGCCGAAGCCCCGACTTTTAAATAATGATTTACTTCATTAACATAAAGTTGTTAGCACCTTGAGTAACTAAACATCTTTCTGATAAGTAGTGTATCAGCATTGCATCTAAAGCAGATGTAGCAGCACCTACAGAACCAGTAACCCAAGTTTTCATTCTTCGGTCATCAGTTTGTGAAGCTCTAAATCTTACATGTAAGAAAGGTCTTTTCATGTTTTTACCTAGTTGCTCATCGTAAACTGAAGATACACCAGCTGGTATAACAACACCTCTGATAGCTGCGCTACCTGCTCTGTCATTAATACCACCTCTTGTAGCTTTGTCGTTTAAGTATCTGAAGTCAGATTTGTAGAAGTCATAAGAACCTCTTCTGAAACCAGAGAAACCTAAGTTTAATGCCATGTCTTCAGAGTTGTCGAATACACCGTAAGATGTACCACCAGCTCCATAAGAGTTCATTGAAGCTAACATATCGTCAATAGCTAAACTAGTAGCTCTGTTTACGAACATCATGTTTTCTTCAATAGCACCTTGCTTATCAAACTCAGCTAAGATTGCATCAAACTCAGCTAAATCAGTAGCAGCGTTAACACCAGTTATACCTGAAGTAACGTTACCTCTAGACTCAATAGCAGCGAATAAACCTTCAGTACCAGAACCATTAGCGCCAGAATCAGCAGACCCTCTAATTTGACCATCAGCAAAACCAATGATAGAATTAGCAGCTGTTTTCTCAGCTTCTAGCATAGTCATTTCTAAGTAATCAGTAAATCTAGCTCTTGTGTCACCTTCAGCTTTTAAGTACCATAAGTAACCGCTTTGTCCTTCTTCTCCAGAAATTTCAACCCAACCAATTCTAGACGCGTCAGATCCTGACACTGTGTAGTTATCTTTAATGATAATTGGTTTATTGTTGAAAGATTTAAACTGAGGCTCTAAAGCTGTTCTTTTTTCAGCACTGTGAGTACCTGTAAAGTCAGAATAAGATTGTCCTTTACCAAACTCAGAACCTACAACTAATAAAGTAGCAGTTCCATCAGCTAAAGTACTTAAAGCAGCTGTAGCGTAAGGCTCAACTGTAACTATGTCTGATTCTGGAGTTTCAACAACTAGTGCTTTAACTACAGTACCAGCCTGCGCTATTAACACCATGTCGTTAACTCTAATACCGTGATTGTTATCTGCTACACTTGTGTTTCCGTCAATATCAGAAACAACCTCAAACGTACCATTAGTATCACCGTCTACGTCTAAAGTACCGATATATGATAAATGTAATCTTGATTGTTCAGACCAGACAACTTGATCAGCTGTCATAGCCTCTTCAGCTCCTACTTGTGAAAGAAAGCCTGAAATTGTTCTTTTACCGAAAACTTCAGCTTCTTTCTCCATAAGATCTGGCACGTATTGTTGCGCCCAGCCTTGGTTTGCTGTTGACGCTAAATCTAAATAGTTTGATGCTAACGCTTGTTGCACTGGTGCAGCAACGCTATTCAACAAACTTCCTGCAGTAATTGCCATAATTTTGTAATTTTAAATTGTTATTTATTGTTTTTAATTCTAAACTTAAAATCATTAGAGTTATCACCTAATACCTTTACCTTTACACCTCCAGCTTCAACTTCACCAAAAGCTTGTCTTGGCGCCATATCAACGTTTTTAGATTTAGCTATACTTTCTTTTAAAGCATCAGCTTTACCTTGTTCATAAAAGTGTTTAGCAATAGCATCAGAGTTCATTGCCGTAAACAAAGACTTGTGATAACCCGCAGCATCTTCCATTTCATTATTTTTGTTCAAGAACTTCTTTACAAAATTATTAATGTCGCTTTGAGTTTCTTTTACCTCGTTTGTATTTTTAACATTAAACCTATATCTTTTATCACCAACATTATAATCAAAACCTTTAAAGTTTTTATTAAATAAGTTGTCAGTTTTTAATTTAAAAGTTTTAGTTTGTTGTTCTACAACTTTTTGATTCTCTTCTGATTCTTTGTTGTATCTATTAAAGAAGTTAACAGCTTTCTGTTGTTCAGAGGTCAACCTTGACCCGGCTTTAATTTCTTCATAGTATTTAGACTTTTGCCCGTCTAAGTGGCTTCTAGCGCTGGCAACTTGCTCTTTAAACGCTAGTTTTTTTCTTTTTATTTCTCTTTCAGTATTTTCTTCTTCATCGTATGAAAAAGAGTCTTCCATTAAAAAATTAATTTCTTCGTCTGTAAGATGTTTTTTAGTTTGTCTATAGTATTCTCTTAACACGCTATTGTCATCGTATTTACTATAATCTTGATTTAACCTAACATAATCTTCAACATCACCACCAGTCTCATTCATAAAATCCATGAGCTTTTGTATATTTTCTGGAAGTTCTTTACCTGTTTCTTCAGCTTCAGCTATAGCCTCTTTAGTTTCTTCAACTAGCTCTTCTGTTTGTTCTTCAACCTGTTCGTCTGTTACTTCTTCAATAACGGGTTGTTCATCTTGAACGCTATCGGGTTTTTCACTTTCTCCGGTAACTTCTTCAACGACTTTTTCGTTTTCTTCCTGAACCTCTCCGCTAGTTTCGGGTTTGTCGCGTACAGGAACCTCATCTGTGCTTTGCTCTGAAACGGCATTTTCTTCTTTTTTTGGTGGGTTATTTAAATCTACTTTGATGATATTATCATCTTTTGTTTCTTTTTTTGTACTAAGATCTACCTTAGTAACATTATCAGTAGCCTTTTCAGCTACTTTTTCTTTTTGTTTTTTAGCCATAATATAATATAATAATAATTAATAAATTTTATCTAGGATCAAATGTACCTAAATCAAAGTCTCCACTAAGTATATCATTACCTGCAGACTCAAAGTTTTTAGGTGGTTTATCACCTTTTCTTTGATCAATTAACTCACTTTGTTGAGTTGCTTGTATTCTTGTTCTTTCATCTTTACGATTTTCTTTTTCAGTTTCTTTTTGTTTTTGAGCGTCAACTTCTACGCTTCTTAACTGCATATTCATCTGAAACTCTAATTGCATTAGTTGTTTTTTGTATTCAACTTCTTGTGCTTGTTTTTGACTTTCAAGCTGCGCTTTAATTTGTTCTAGTTGAGCTTGCACTTGGGCATTAGCTTGGTTCTTTTGAACTTCAGCTTGAGCCGCAACTTGCTGCGCTTGAGCATTAGCTTGAGCTTGAGCCTGTATATTCATACGTTGAGCTATTTGATCTCTTTCTTGTTTCTTTTTTCTTCTAATTTTTAAAAGTTGATTAGCTAGTTTTACGTTTTTAATATCTCTTAAATCAATAGCGTCTTCAAGTTCTATGCTTTGTTGAGCTAAAGCTTGTTGTATATTGTTTTCTAATAAAGCTTTTTCTTCTTCATCTGGTGATAATTCTATAAATATACCAAAATCATACAAGTGTAAGTTAGACATTTCATCTAACGTAGCTACATTATGAGCGCCTATAGCTTGTATAAAAGCATCTTTTGTTGGTGAATATTCTATTATATCAGATATTCTAAGTGATAATTGCTCAGCTACTTCAGAAGTTAAAAACAAACCAGACTGCAGTATATGTCTTGTTGCAGTATTACTATTTGCTGCTGCTAATTTTTGAACACCTACTAAAGCGTTTTTATCAGGTAAACTACCATCTCTTGCTTCGTTAAGACCAGTTGTATCTCTAATCATCTGTAAGTAATAGTTGTAGTTTGCTATTAAAGCTTGTATTTTATTACCACCACTACCACTTGTTATTTCTTGTACTGGTACTTTACCAGGGTTCATATCACCCTCTGACGTTAAAGATCTACCAATAACACTACCTGTTTGAAAAAACATATTTAATGCTTCTTGTGGGTTGTAGTTAGTACCATTACCTAAATCTATTTCAGCAAGACCATCGGCGTCTAAATAAATACCATCTGGTATCATACGCTGCATGACTTGCTGTAATTTTAAATGTGTTAACTGTATCATATCAGCAAAACCAGTGATACGTCTAACTAAACTCTCTACTTTACCTTTATACATACGAGGCGCTACAATTGAGTAATTCATTTTTACTTTATTGTC